AAGCTTGGTAAACAAAACGCACCTCCAGGTCATTGCCAGACCAAATGCGTCTTGAGTGGTACGATTTCCCAAGCATATCGCTCACTAAGTAAGAGCACTACAAATCTTCCCGACATAAATATCGGAAAGCAAACTCGTACAATTGCTTAGTGTTAAATATGTCGGACGACGTTATATCAACGCCGTGGTGTAAAGCTCCCATTACACCGTCCTTGGTTAAACTACTTAATTCAGCGGTTTCCAACGCTATATACTTTTATCTACAAACCACGGTAGTATTCCGTATATTGGTCAAACTAATTCAATCCTATTGTTACAGGGACCACCTGTCCTCTGTTGGCAGGGTTTACGTGTGACAATTATAGGCACGATTGAAATGTAAGGTAGACTTCACTTACACCCAATCTAAAATTAGGGAGACAGTCTCATCATAGTCGGTTAAGCTAGTGAGGATAGTTTTGAGGCCATAGAGACTATCTAACTCTATTATGCGGGATCCGTAGGAATATTAGCTACGTAGTAAAGAGGTGGCATCCCATTGAAGAAGAAAAAGTTTAAGTCTTCTCCTGCGCTGCAATATGTCCTAAGAACACTCCTATCGGAACCAGGAATGGTTCCAGGAATGACACAGGACATTCGCCAAGCAGGTGTTGAAGTCATATCACTAAAAGATTCTTCATACTGAGTGGAAATAAAACGTCTATTGGAATAAAAAGGCACTTCAATTGACATTAATGGATTAACATTAGTATTTCCAACAAAGCATCCAAGAGATGATTCACTATCTACTGCGTTCACATAGTCGGCCATTATATTATTTGGATTAGCATTGGTATAAGGCAGAGGTAATACATTAGATATTCTTAAACACCCATCAGAACGACTAATCGTAGCTGATAGAGAATTATAAGTATCTGTACCTCCAGACACATTTAAATTACTTGTGTCAACTATCCAGCGGACAGATCCTCTCCAACCAAGAAACATCCTACCAACATAATTTAGTAAAGTTGTTGCACATGGAATATACTTCCTTCCATTAGTATAAGTAACAACGATACCATTTGGCGCTGATGTGGAGTAATATCTTCCTCCGTACTCCGGAAATGCCGACCTGTCAATAATGACAATGCTAGTATTTTCGATTTCTTTAAGAACGATAGCTTCATGTAGAACAGCTCGTTTAAGTAACTGTCTAAATGAAGCTATAACTTCACCAAAGAAAAGACGCGTGGTGTCAGGAGATTCTATTAAAGTATCTGCGTACTGATCAATCTTCATGGGATCAGTAATTGGGTTGTCAGTCTCTCCATTTTCATCTTCTACGGCCATTTCTGGGACGTTCAGAAAGGTAGCAGCTGGGGGTCTAAATGACCATCGATGTACCTCATCTGATGGCATTCCAACCTCGAAGTCATCCAGTGCTGAAACGAAAACATTCACTTGAATGTCAGCAACTTCGGTTCCGGGAATCGTAAGTTGATTAAGAACATATACGGCTAAGACACCATTTCCAGCTTTCAAAGAGGCATCCATAGGGACACTTAGTGAAGTAGAAAAAGGAGTCGTTCCAAACCGAATATTTTCACGATAAGGTTCTGCTTGCGCCCAACCTACATCTATTGTGAAATCTTTATCACTTGCAATATCATGGATCGTGGTATAGTGAGTATTGAAGCCTGGACTTATCTTACCAGCAAGAGGATCATAAACAATCCTTAATCTGCCCCTATGATAATTAGAAGAAACTATTTGAAATCTATATCTCATAGTTCCCCTCCAATATTTAAAAGGTACACATGCAGCGGCACATGCAGTAAGATGGTACTCGTCAGCATTTTTCCTATACATAAAAGGATCGACTCTGATCTGAAATAACATATCATCAGGATTGGAATTAACTGTCCAATTAAAAGAGGTTAGATAAGACTCTCTTCCTGCGATAGATGCTATTGGTAATTCATCGTCAGCTCTAATTCCAGTAGTAACAGGATCAATAGTGACTTCTTGCTTGCTATCCACAGTCAACTTGTTGGTAGGATATTTTGTATCAACTACGGCCAGGGACGTTCTTGGTGTAGGTACAACCATTTCATAATCAAGTTGTGTGGGGCTAGAATACCCAAAGATTTTTGCTACTGAAGCAACAGCCGAAGCTCCTATTTCAGTAGCTCTCGCGAACCTACCTATACCAGGTATATTCGAGAGAGAGCCAGCGTATCTTGCGATAGCACTAGCAGGTCGAGAAATTACATCCTTATTATGTTCATCCATCTCAGGTGTATTAATAAGCATTTCTGGTCTGTTAGCAGTAGGAATGGCATAAGACACATTCTCAGCCCACGCTAAAACAGTAATGGTGATTGGATCAGTACCACCGTTAGCATGTTTAAGATCATTAATACTCATTAATACACACTCACCCATACCTTGCCATTCTTTACGCGGAATAATAAGACAGTTCTTATCATGAAAGAATGGTAGTTCTAGCGAACCAGCAGAACTATCAGTTGGATTGAGATAAATGTGCATACGTTGAGATAAACGTATGAGGTCAGCATTAACATAAGCGTTATTCCTAAACATACTAGTGGCAGACGTGTTGTCATGAGAATGCATAGGCTCATATGCCAAAATAGACCTTCCATAATAAAACGCATTTCCGTTTAAAAGTACTTTAACGTGCATAGTAGCTTTCAAAAGGTAATAGTTGTATAATTTCTCTAAATTTCTTGGATTTTCCCAAAAGAGAGTCCAAGGGTTGAAACGAACAAACAATGGGGTTGAGACAGCCCAGTCCGTTTCAAGTATTCTTACAGGACGTGAAAAGAATTCTGATAGAGGAGCATCATCAACAAATCCAACATTACGTGTTGGATCCATCCAAGTACCCCTAGAATCAGAATGTCCTGGAGAATTGTCTCTAATGAGCATATTTTGTGTACTCTGTTGAGTGCCTTCAGCCATACCCGAGCTGAAGATCTTATTTGAGGAATTCATAGAAGAACTAGGCGTTTGAAATAATACACACAACGTTGCCTATCGCGGTGTGAATGACCTAATGTGATGTTGAGCCTCAGTTTTGTACGGTCTAACAAAGCTCGGTAACCAACATACCATCACAGATTTTGCTTCCCAGGTTCGGAGCCAGAATCTACTGGCCTAGGCTTTTAATGTCATCCTACAGGACGGGGGTTCCAGCTTAGCTGGAATATTTTTCTTTCCACATTTCGACTTTGTCTGCATAAGTTCTATCCAAGACGTCAGTCCAAATGTGGTGATCTTTAGCGCATGCTTGAAGTTTAATGCGAATGTCTTCATAGAACTCTTTCCCGTGAAGGAAAGATTCTGTGAGCATAGACTGGATAGCGGCGACAGCTAAGTCTTCCGGTTCTCCAACAGCTGCAGACATATGACCCATTTTCCAAATGGAATCTACATTAAGTGCTCCAACACTTACGCCAAGATCAGGGTGGTAGACGCTCTTTCTTTTCAGAAAGTCTACCTCACTGTGGTGTACAGTGGCAGGGGGGTTATCAGACTTACGAGCATCTGTGACTTTCATTCCAAAAGAATCAAAGTACGCTTTCTTGGCGTGAAAGTCACACACATCTCTAACCTCTGGTTTACATCCACTAAGTAGATCATCACCATAAGTAGCGATGTGTTCATTGTCGCGAAATTTTCCAAGCTTGAAGAATTCATCTCCTCGCTTTCTAATTCCGTTCCAATAGAACGAAGCTCGCTGATGAAGTGAGTTTTCCATACTATTACCATATACTGTTAACGAATTTCCAGAACACCATAAATAGGTCCAGATAATAGTACCATTCCAATTCATAATGGGACTTCGTAGCTCCTCAGCTATTCCTCCCATACGTTTCAGAATGTTTTCAGGATAAGCCATCACTTCAGTCAGACGAATCATAACCTTGAGGGACGCAATCATCACATTATTGGCTCGTAAGATATCATACTTACGATAGTCAAGATCGGATAATTGACCATCTGTAGCGTACTCATGAATGAAATCGGTGAGTTGCTGCCATTCAGGTCCGGCACAATTCACACCAACCATACATTCAGAAGTTAAAGGATGTCGGGAAATAAACTCAGCTACTGGAAGGTAATACTGACGACAGATAAGTCCAAAAAGACATTCAAGAATATAGAATATCCTAACTTTTTCTGAATCTTCAGCTACTACTTCATCCTTAAGACAAGTCTTAACCCAAATTCCTAACGCTTCATCATTATCAAGCATTTCCAACATCTCTTCATAGTACTTTTGAGCGATTGGAGTTAACTCATAACGTTTGCGTCCATCGGGGTAGGGTTCAATACGGTTGAACAAGCCACTATTCTCTTTTGACCCAACTGGAATACCAGCTGAAGTGTCCATCTTAAATGCACCCATATAGAGAGATCCAGGCACGCCATTAATTGCCTCATCAAGAGTCAAAGGACGGCAAAGATTAGGATTCTTCTTTATATGCGCATTAAGTGGAGGTAAAAGATCACCTAAATAATCGTTTACTGCCCACTCGAGAGAGTCAGGATCTATGTCCCAAGCTCCCTCTGCCATAATTTTAAGAGAATTATTGTGGTGAACCCAAGGTTCTTTTAGGTATGGAGCTTTCCATTTACATGGAATTCCACAATGTTTGGTTATAGAGTCACTTAGTAAACCACGAGTAACTCTGGATCGGTATCGGGTCAAATTAGGATCATGACCGAGAACCTGAATACAGTGAAAAGGATCTAAAGCACCTTCCTTAAACATTTCTGTTTTAGGATGGGGTCCTTCACACGGTATAAGATTCTGACCTAGGCGAGTAGTGCGAAGAGATTTCATTTCTGGTGTTGAAATGTAAAAAGGTTTATTAGTAAGCTTAGTTAAAGCTCGTTCATAATCCTCGTAAGTAATCTCTTGTGCAAAACCCTTCCTGGAAGTCAATCCATATGCCCGACCAGCGACATGGAAACCTAATATGGCTCCATCTCTACGATCAGCTATTACTGGTGATCCACAAAAACCATCTCCAGAACATTGCGAAACATACTCCAAGCCTCGTCCACACGAAAATCCAGCGCAATCTACATCAGATACGTACTTAGCATTGACACATTCGGACATAACCTTCTTGTCTTTCAAAAACAACAAGCGAGTCTTAATGTAATCCGTGCCAGTTTTTCGAGGCAACATAGTATCTACAGACCTTTGGATTTTCGGAGCTTTGGGGACCTTTAAAAGGAAAGCATCCTTACCAGCAATCTGCACCATTGCCTTTGTATAAGCGCGACATTTGTGTGGAACACCGTTTGTTACCATAAAGAGATCGAGATATTCAACCAAATCATCCTTGTAGGGATCTGGCTTAAAGAAGTGACGTGGAATAAGAAGAACTCCGGGTCTTAGATAGACACCATGGATCGTTCTCTTCTTTCCATCTAAAGTAGCTTCTACTGAAGTAACACTCTTCGAAACCACATTAGCCACTTCCTCATTAGAAGAATTTCTCGTCTCAAATGGCTGAGCAACCTCTCGATTGAAGGAAAACCAGTCACTCCACGATTTGGTATTCGAATCTCTACGAATATCACCAAACTCAGCAGAATTACGAATGGTATTCCACATCACTAATCCAGTAACAACAGCACCCATAACCCCAACAGCAGTTGGAATTAAACTATTGTATTCTGAACAGTGACGGCGTGCCTTATCATATAGTACGTTCTGAAGATTAGGGTCACTACGTGTGCGTCGTTGAAGCTCTTTGTAACGAGCATCAAATCCTAACCACCTTCTGTACCACATGTAACTAAACAAGAATGTAGTGACAAAACCACTAACAATTAATGGCATAAGCCACCATTGATACATTCGTGTTTCAAGCACGGCAACGGATCGAGTGTACTCAAAGTACCATGGAATACACAGCAAGCCTAGAAATTTTTGTATGAGATAAATATTTACATAAAAATCTTGCCAGTCCAAATAGTTTTCTGTGTAAATTCCCAAGTCGGCATAAAATTCACGACGTTGGAATACATATTCAGAATACTCTGGATACAAATATTTCCAGCCCCACTCACGATATGTCCTCGTTTTAAAAACAACTTGTTCATATTCGCGAGGGTTTAGTCCATTTCGTTCGAGTACATAGCAAAAAGTCATAGCGATGATAAAAGTGATAACTCCCCAACAGAAAGCACGGCGTAAAAGGTATGTAAGAGGTAAGAAAATCTGCTTTTCAGCAGCCATCATACGAAGGAAATTTTCCTTACGCCTTCCAAACCACGTTTTTGAGCCATCAGCCCTTGTTTCCCAAGAACTGGGAATAAGACTGAGCGCAGTGCAACCAATAGTATCGGGAATGAAACTAAGTTCTTCTACTAGTTCTTCATGGAACACTTTCATTACATTATTGTCTATGGACCATAACCATTTCATTTTAATGAAAGGGTTAACCCAAGGCAACATAGTAGACCACATAATAGAACCAGCTGTAGAAGCAAGAGTAGGCAAAACTCCCATTTCTGGGGTATTACCAGTCTCAACTTTAGTTCCACATCTGACACAAACATTGTTTTCGAATTTGCACGGCGTTTTCCAGCTGCCTAAGCCAAATCCTTTAGGACAAGCATAAATGGTTTTAACCGAAGTAACTGATGATTCTTCTAACTTAACAGAAACACCAGCTTTGGTATGCCAATCTTTATCAGGACACTTACACCATTGCGAGAGACGTTGACACGTCATACAACCACCTTTGAGATCTTTATTGGAATGTCGTTTCTCAATAAGATCTTGCTCTTCGTAGTGGTCTTTGCACAACTTACGTGCCAATTCAAAGAATTCTTCAGTGTTCAAATGAAGACTCTCTTTTCCTTCATATTTGTAATAGGCAACTTTACGTTCTTTACCGATGTAGATGATTTCGTAAACATCAAACCAGTGGTAATCTTCAGAGCCATCACATTTGGAGGAAACGAGACGTCCAAATTCATCAGAGAATTCTTCTTTGACTTTCATCTCGACAATAGTATAACGACGCTCCCAAGCTCCTGGTGTTTTCGCTACATTAATAAAAGGTTGGACAGTATTACCTGTTGAAATAACTCCAATATGGGTACAGGTAATTTTTGCCTTATCTTCTAAATTAGAACGATTAGGATGATAGGGAACGGGATCAACTAAAGCGAGGGACGTGTTATACGCATTCTCGACAGACTTTGCCAAATTTTCCTTAATAGGCAAAGTTTCGTTAATGGTGATAATTTGGGTGCTATTGTTGAGCTCGTCTTGATAAGGAGCTAAAAGGTTAATCTGAGCATTGTCTTCCTTGCGGTACTCGACACCGCGTGCTAAACACATTTGATTAGCAAGTTTTGGACAAAAGTCAGATTTACCACTCTTTGGATTTCCATAAATATGGAATGCCTTAGCTACCTTAACTTTATCTACTTTGCGAACAAAATCTTGAACATCATTAAATAAGTTCACTACATCTTTATAAAGACTAGATGATTGAAGGGTCAAAAACTTATCCTTCTGAACTTTAGTAATTTGTTCAAGTTTCTTGCAAATACACTCTACTTCAACGTGCATGAGCTGTCTTTCTTCTAGTGTAGAAGTTCCAGATCTCTTAAAATCCAAAAACTTCTTATGCCAAAAGTAATACTTTTCATGACATTTAGCCAAAGATTGAGTGTTAATAGTCAAAGGTTCAAGACTACGAGCTTCTAGACATGCCATTCCAACAGTAGATGTCCAATTGTAAAGTTTGATAGCATGGTCAATAAGATCCATACCATCTATTTCATCAGCAGCAGCATGTTTCATAATACTTTCATACACTGGATGATTAAACTTTACATTCTTAATCTGACACGCTGAAAAAGCGAAAACAGTACCTAAAACGTATGATAGGTGTTTAGTAAAAATACCCTGTTTCATGGTTTCCCAAATAACAGTACTATTCAAAATCATACCTTCAGGTTTGTTGACACTATGTTCGGCATCAAAAGCTTCACCAACAGTTTTCCCATCAAAAATCTGGGGAAATTTGGCTTCTTGTACGTATTTCATTAAAGCGTCTTTCAAAGTCATGACAATTCCACTCTCAGTAATTGCAGAGAGAAATTGAACACAACGAACGACCATAGCTTCAAGAGAAGTATCATACTGAAGTCCAATAATTAGCAAAACTAGCTGTTCAACAGATCTAGCAGCTTTACGCACAACTGGCGCAGAAAAAGATGATCTCATCTGAGCTTGTACTTGCTCCAGCTGAGAACCCAAAGTGGACTTTATATGTTCCGTTGACTCAGGTTCGGTCATTACGGAACTATCTTCATGTAACAACTGAAGAGAAGGATCCACTTGGATACTCGACACTGGAGAATCTACTAACTCAATATGAGTATCGGCCATTTCAGGCTTATTCTTATTTCTTAATTTCTTTAAGGGCCGCTTTACAATCCCCTTGTCTCCAAGGGTTACAGACAACAACTTTTCATATCTATTGAAATGTTCTACGTAGTAGCTAACAGGTTCGCCTTTCTTGTTAAGTAACGGAGTTACATGACAACGACGACACTTAGCAACTTTATGAACACATTTTCGATAGACATGAAATTCTAAGTGGTTATCCATAATAGCTCGTAAGCGACATTGCGGATTATAGGCTAGTTGAGGGGGAGGAGGACCACCTGCTCCACACGGGGAGCAGAAGGTCGAGGAGGCATTAGACGATTTCATGGTAAAATTTGATATACTGGTTGACTAGAATAATAAATTGTCTAATCATTTGAGCAATCAATAGCATAAAATAGATAAAGGCTTCCTAGTGCATCATAAACCTGATGCTGGGTGGCTGATTTAGGTTCGCAGTCCCACAATACGCTGCTAGCGATGCTGCAGTCTCCATCTGCTCGCCTCTCTCGAGACGTGTTCCACCGTTTTCCTCCACGGCTGTTGTTTAGCTTCGGCAGTTCCTGCTACCTAGTCTACAAAGTAGACTGTCACAACAAATTAAGGAATCTCAACGACATCCTCCTGCTGCTTTTAAAGCATTCAGAATTGTCAAGATCTCATATTAACGAATTATGTATCCCTTCCAAAACGGAATACACGGAGTCACTCAGGCACTCCAATTTCACGAATCCACAAACATCGGGTGCTTCCCAAAGTGGTAGTTAATTTATTCGTTAATCGCACCTCACAGACAGTTTTTAAATTTTTATTTATGATATGAATAATTTTTATAACCTGTGAGTACCTCCTTTTTATGGTGTTTTAAATATTTTATAATTTTTATGGTTTTTATAATTTTAATAATATGTAAATATGCAAAATGCAAATATGTAAATAAATGTAAAATGCAATATATACCTAACTAAATATGTAATAACTAATATACAAAATTGAATAACAAACACAAAACATATAAGGGAGGGGCGCTAAAGCGCCCCCCAGTCATGTCGTTTACTATCTAGTATGACTATCCTAGTAGTGTACAAATGAGACCTTACGTGCGAGTTCACATAAGGAATATGAGGGGTAGTACGACATATCAGAAAATCGAGCAGTCGTCAACTCGGTTATCAGATGTTAGTTTTAGAGTTACGCCCATGAATGGTAAATAGGGCGTCTTGGCATCTATGATCACAATTGTGTAGAAAGCCAAAACGCTTATTTCAATCAAATCACAGACGGCAAAAGAACCAACTCGTCAAACGCGGAGACCCGGGTATAAACCCGGGC